AATCTTGTCCCAATTATCTTCATATACCTTTCTAGGCACACTTAATGGACGTGGTCTGCTTCCTTTTCCGCTCATATTCTTACCTTTGTGTTATTTATTTCTTAAAAAAGTAATTAATAATTTATTGACAGTTACCGCCCATTGGGCCCGGGGTAAATTCATTTAAAATCACTTGACCTAAAACATCACCTTCTAATAAAAGTGTGATAGTTTGTTGATCTGGATTTAATCCATATGGATCAGGAGTATCGTCAAGTGTTATACTTAAATTATTAATCAAATACTCTTTAATTTGCTGTTGTAATATAGGATCCATTTTTTATCTCCGTGTATACTATTTATGACATTGTGTGGCGACCCTGGAGAGATTCGAACTCCCGACAATGAAGGTAGAAGCTTCATGCTCTATCCACTAAGCTACAGGGCCATTTATTGGTGGTAATGATTGGATTCGAACCAACACCGTACTCCGTATGAAGGAGGTGCACAACCATTATGCTACATTACCGAATTTTGCGTAGGGGCGCAAAAAAATACTTCATTCGTTTATGTCAAGAAATTGAAAGCATGGGAGGGGATTTAAAGGGAGCACCAATTAATCTTAAGGTAGATGGTGCAGGAATTCGCTTTGGTTACTTCCCGTTCTATATACTATATGATACAATGATGGGAATCGAACCCACTAACTATCGGTGCGATACCGATCGTGCTACGCTCAATGTATAATTGGTTTACTCTGTTTCGAACCAGTCCAATTATACACCTTTGCACTATCTTTCCATGTCGTCTTCATTGTATCCTATAAAAACACACTACGAGCGGGCGGTCGATATCGGCGTTAGCCCAGTCACTTACCCCCAAGAGTGTGCTTTTATATGTTATTAATTATACAAAATACTAACATCAATGTCAAGAACTTTTTTGGCGACTCGTATGGGATTCGAACCCATGATCTCATGCGTGACAGGCATGCGCATTAGGCCAACTATGCTAACGAGCCTCAATTCTTTTACGGATAACTTCAAAGTCAATTGGAGTATAATCAATCTGCTCAACAGAAACGTTGATATATCGATTATCATCCATAACATGAGCATGAAGATGTCCGTGAATATTATACTTCCAACGATATTCCAAATTTTGCGGATGCAATGGGACATGTGATAACACAAAGTCATTCAATACCCAAACACCATATATTTCTGTAAATCCTACATCAATATATTCTTGTGTTTTACAAATGTCGTGATTGCCGCGAATCAAAACCTTTCTACCATTCAATTCTTTAACGATGTGTAAGAACTTTCTGTTCATCACAACGTCACCCAAATGATAAACTTTATCTTCGGGCTTTACTGTTGCGTTCCATCGTTCGACCATCTCAACATTCATTTCTTCTGCATTAGCAAAAGGACGCAATGGAGAACCATCAGGTCTTTTAAATGTTGTACAAGTTTTTTCGTGACCAAAGTGTGTGTCACCTATCAAAAATGTCTTAGACATACGACCCTCCTTTGGTTATATCTAATTGGTGCCTCTTGGTGGTTACGATCCACCGTTTTAGTCTTATCAGGACTATGTTCTACCATTGAACTAAAGAGGCAATGAAATCTTTTGTTAAATGTTCTTCTAATAGAACATACAATTTAACATTGTTTTGTTGAATGACCTTGTTTATCTTATCTGTATCAATTTTTGCTTTATGCTTATTTTTCGGATCAAGATATATGTCATATTCAGTCAAATAAAAATCTGCGAAATAGTTTCTCTCGTAATACTTTAATGCTTTTGGTCTAATCCAAGATAGGTTTAGCTCTTGTAAAATTTGAAAGCATCTTAGTTCATATGAACTTTGTAATGTTGTTACTTTGCCGAAAGAATCTACAACTTTGAATTTCTTACTTCTACCAGCATTTTCTCTGTATCCACCAAATCCTTGTGCTTTGGCTTTATCAGAAAGTTGTTTTGAACTCAATAAAACAGCACCACGAGGAGTCCAAGTTTCTTTAACAGATTTTGCATTTTTTAATACTCTACTATCCGTTTCTTTGGTTAGTCCTTTATTCCAGGCAGATCTACCCTTTTGAATATTTCTGCCTTCTGGGTTCAATTTACATTGAACTTCATGCAATCCTTTTCCAGTTGCAGTGCTATATTCTTTACGACAAAATTTACAATTCAACATTTAACTTCTCCAGATGTATAATGTTTTATTTATACAAATAGATCAGTCGTATGCTCTACTTTTAAGCTAATCGGGCATATTGGTGGGACCGCAGGGATTCGAACCCTGGACCAATCGGTTAAAAGCCGAATGCTCTACCACTGAGCTACGATCCCGAAATATGGTACTCGGTACGGGATTCGAACCCGTGTTACCGCCTTGAAAGGGCAGCGTCCTTGTCCTCTAGACGAACCGAGCATAAATTGTTAAAGAACTTCAAATCGAAATACAGTATAGCAAATGTTTAATCAAATGTCAATACCGTGAAATGTTATAGAAGGTATACGTAAGTTACTGTTAAGACATAACTCCATGATTTCTATGAACTTTTTAGTACTTATTGGCCTATGTAAATTTTCTCCAAATTCTGCACTAAATTTTTCTACTTTAACTAACCCTGGTCTTAAATTCATTATATAGGGATTTTTATATAACTTTGAAAAACAATAATTATCTAACTTTCCTTTACCTATAGCATATCTTGATAAAGGATCTTCGACTAATTCTGTTGTGCCGCAAATACTAGAAATATTAATAATTGTTTTATTTTGTCCTTCCCAACAATTAAACATTTCTTCTAGCATATATAATTGGCTATCATCATCTTCAACGTTAGCATTATTAACAAAAATATCACAATCAATTGATTGTTTGATTATTTCTTGTCTTTTGCTTGAATCTGAAATATCAAATCCATTTGATCTGCTAAAGCCAATTACTATATTTGTAGGGTCTTTACGAAAATAACTAAAGATTGCTCTACCTATTCCCCATGTGTGACCAGTTATTGCAATTTTTTTCATTTATATATTTATAAAAGTTGGCTGGGGGTGATGGGATCGAACCACCGAATGGCGGGATCAAAACCCGCTGCCTTACCGCTTGGCGAACCCCCAATCAATTAAACTTATTATACTCTTTTATCAAAAAAATGTCAAGTGCCTCTAATATACACTTGATTCTATATGCTTGGTTGTTACCCGAAAGCAAAATTATCTTATCTTTCAATAAGTTACATTGCTCTACTATTTTATCTTTATCTATAGTCTTATTGCGTATATTAGCCAATATTTCACGATACGTTGACCCATAATCGCTAATTCCCGAGTTGTACTCAAAACCACTGCGTGTGCTACCTTTATTCTCTAATGCCTCAATAAGCATTTCAACATGCGGTTGCAAATCTTCAAATTTAAATGCCATTATTTTCTCTAGTGTTACCGTAATGAATTATTTTACAATTTTCAATATTAGTTATTTTACGCCAAGGATCAACTATAACACTACCTGCTCCAAATTTAAAATAAAAGTGATTGTTAACAACTTCTACTCCAGTATTAAAATAAGTAACCTCAGGATCATGTGCTAATAAAATAACAGCAGTTGTATTATCTTCTACAATGTCATTTGTTAATGGATCACTATATTTGACTTCTATACCTTCGTTTTCGATATAATACGCAATTAATTTACTATAACTACCTATAGTATAAGGCACATAAGGTTTATATGCATGACCATGTATAATAATAGGTAAGTTGTATTCTTTTGACAAATCTATTAATTTTTTTGCTATATTTTTAGCTTGGATATCTCTGCTGTTCATAATAGTATGAAACAAGTCATATCCCAAATCTAATTTTTCTGCTAGATAACGTAACGCAATATTATCTCTAGGATGACAAGCACCTGCATCACCTAATCCAGCTGTCATATATTTAGGACCGGTAATACGTTGAGTAGCATCTTTAAGTGCATCGGTAACAATATCTACATTTATATTGCCGTTTTTTTCAGCAACATCTTGTATCATGTTAACCAAGCTTAATTTTGCACTTATAAACGTGTTATAAAAAATCTTAATACACTCTGCTTCATCCCAAGTACCTATTTTAATTTTTGTATTAGGATTTACCATTAATGGTTTATAAAAATCTACTAAAATTTGTGCGTCGCCTGTTATGCTACCATCTTCAGTTCCTATAATTATAAACTCAGGATTTATCATATCCCATTTAACTGAACCCATAGCGATTAAGTATGGATTATAAATAAATCTACTATTTGTTATACAAGAACGTAACTGTGATCTAACAACACCAGGAAGCACAGTGCTAATTAAAACTACTAACTGCGATTGATTTGTATATTGATTAATTTCAGTTAATACTTGTTTAACAATAGTATAATCGAAATCTTTTGGTGGCATGTCTGTGATAGGTTTACTACCATCATATTGTGGGTCGTGCGGGGTAGGTACTGCTACAAAAATCATATCACGACCTTCAACTGCTTGTTGTATAGAATCTAATAATTGTATTTGTGCTAATGGGTCTTTAACTACATCATATCCAACAACATCATAATGTTGACTCATTACTTCAGCGCAGGGTAAACCTAATTTACCACAGCCTATCATTGCTATTTTCACTTTATATCCTTAGACTTTTCCAAATAATCTATAAACTTTTCAAATTGCGATTTATTAAAATCCTGTAGATAAAGCTGTTCTTTGTTACACAATAACGTTTCTTTATCTTGTAGAACCCACTCAATCTTCCCTTCAGTATTTAGCGAGTCCAAAATATCACATATTTTTTCTAATTGGTTTATTTGTTTAATTAATCTGATAATAGGATTGCTTATGTTATCAAAACTTAAATCAAAATACTTGTCATATGTATTAAATCCTATTTCTTTTAAGTATGTATTTGCTTTTGGTTGACCAAATATCAAAACAGGATGATTATAAAACATGGGCTTAAAGCTTTTTTCACTATAGAATAAACTTGTCCCTAAAAAATCGTTGTGTAGTGTTTCGCTAACTGTACTAAAAAGTGTTTGTTCATACAATTCATAGGGATTAATAAATGCCCAATTTGTAGTAAAATCACTGCGATCTAATATCCACGGCAATGTATCTAAGTAATTATTAAATGCTGATTCGTCAAAATCATCATTAAAGTAACTTTTCCAAAAATCTCTAATAGAATAATTTTTTCCAGGATTATTTGCACTTATCAGTCCACGATCAAACACTTTTGATTGTTTTAATAAAAAAGTAGTTGTTACTCTAAAATGTCTTAATCTACGGTTTAATGATAAAAAATACTTTTCTTTGTTGTTTCTAATATTATTAACAGTATCATCTATTGTAAAACTATTACCCTTTTTGTTTATATCAAACCCAAGAAAAGGAACAGTCCACCAATTTAAAGATAGTATATAAAATTTATCATTGATTTTATTTTTTTCTCTCCAATCATCATAACTACAATTTTCTAATATATTACTGCTTATAAAAATTATTTTATGAAATGGAATATTATACTCTATTGCTGATTTTGTTATAAACTCATACCAATTAAAATCGTGATAACTCATTCCCTCCATAGAATAGTTAAACACCCAATAATGTAATGGATGTTTTCTTAATTTTTCTAATTCTATTTCATCTAGACAATCAAACACATCAGTTTTAAATGTTCTATAAGTTGTATTGACTTGTTTATTAACTGTAAATGTATAAAAGGTATATTTGTTTAATTTTACAATTACTGGTTGAAAAACACTTTGTGCTTTTGTAGAAGGAAATAATGATGCAAATTCCTGCCTTTCAACGATTCTATGCATCATTGCTTATTTTATTAAACTAGCAATTTTTTTATAATCTTTTGGATGAACACTATCATCACTATAATCACATTGCGGAATATCAATAATTAAATCATTATGATGTTTAGCAACTTTTAATATGTAATTACGTACTGCTTTAAATTTCTTTTCGTTTGGAAGAACCCAATATACACGTTCTGCTACAATTTGTTCACGTAACAGTGTAATTGCTTCCTCAGTTTTTAAATTCATTGTATCGTTGCTACCCAAACTGATAACAACTACATCGGCAACTCTATCACCTGTTTTATATTCTTTATTAACATAGTTGACACTGTTTATACCAATTTTGGCTTCAGTGACGCAGTTTGACATTGTCTGACCAACACCAACTGCGATAGAATCACCAAGTATAAGACAATCAAACATATTCTAAATATTAATAAAATTGGTGATGATTATGATGATGTCTTTTATGTTCGTGAACAACTTGACCTTGAATATTTAAAACTTTAAATGCATCACCTTCAAGTGTGTCTAACGATGCCATTGCTTCTTCGTATGTTTGAAAGAACACATCGGTAACACTTAAATTACCATTGTCCCATTTATGCGCTCTTACTTTAAAATTTCTGCTCATTTTATACTCCTGTAAAATATTTGATCCAAATTTCTCTTGTTTTGTTTGTGTATTTAGTTAAGTTATATTGGTTCCACATAACGTTAATTTTATCAAAATTATATGTTCTTTCTAATACACGTGCCATACTTTCTGTACTATTAGGATCAGCATTAAAGAGTGTTGCACTCCAAGGAATTTCACTAGATCCTACAATAGGAATTCCCTGACTTATTAAATCTGCACTTACGATGTTAAATGTCTCTGAAAAATTACATTGCATTCCTATATCCATTTTAGCACAAATTTTTAAAAATTCTTCTCTAGGTGTCCAATTATACATAATCAATTTATGATCACTATCTGCTAAATGCTGGAACATACTCTTTAGATTCGCTAATACTGGACTAGCATTGCCCTCAATTCTATCGCCATTAATATGAAATCTTAATTGTTTGCCCATATTATTAGCAAACTTAAGTGCTGCTATTGCTTGTAGCAAATGATTTTTTAATGGTCTTACTGCACCAAAACACGCAATATCTATCCAATGTTTGTTTTTATCTAATACTTTTTTCTCATAATTTTGAGGATAAAAATTTGGCAAGTAAAACACTTTTTCTTCTATTTCTTTATTAGATAAGCCTGATTTATTTTTCAAAAATAATCTAACTTCTTCTAACATTCTTGGTGCATTACATGATATACTTATTTGAGGATATGTGATATAATCACCCATCCAATCTAGTGCCATGCCTTCCATTGCCATAAATGGCATTTCACTGTGTATGCGAATAATCCATTTTACATTAGGATGCAATTTAGTTAATATATTGAATTTGCCTGGTACTACCCAAAGTGCTTCAATGATAACGTGTGTAGGTTTATGTTTAGTAACTAATCTATCTATGCAGTTGTTGTCAATGGCTATTTCTAATACTGATTCAATGCCTGAATCATTTAGCATATCATCTACAAAACTTGCTGAGTTGAATAAGCCTGTGCTTAAACCTTTAGGACTATGTTTATAAGGATCATAGTCTTCTTTTCTTTTAAGAATGAATAATATTTTTTTTGGCATAAGTTCTCTGTAATATATCAAACGAACACAGTTATTTATAAATTGTTTTGTTACAGAAAATTAAATTTATATTACAGATTTTTAATGGGCCCGCTTACCATATACGGGGACAAGATAACGTTTTGTCGGCTCTAAAAATCACGCCCTTAATAGTTCATTAAGAGTTTATTCTAATTGATAAATCGTTTAGAACTTTACACGCAAGCCAGTACCAACTACACTGTTAGATGTGTTGTAACCAGTTGCATATAGACCATCTTTATACTGACTGTAGGCTACACCAGCATAAGCATCTACTTTCTTTGTAAAGCGTAAGTCTAACAAAGCT